TCTTTACCTTACCGGTAGGACTTGAGTCGCTAGCAGGAATAACAGTATCTTCAACTGCGAATAAATCAAAGCAGTTATCATCTGCATGTGCCTTTTCAGGAAGCTTAGCATCTTCATGAGTCTTAACAAATTTAATTTTTACATCATTCATATAACCTATTATAATATACCGGTTTAATTATTCAACTTTATTATTAAATATTTTAATGGATAATGATGTAGATATTGTTGTTGACGATTTACTTGCACAGTTAAAAGGCGTCACTGCTGCTTCAAAAGAAATACAGAAAGATGAATTTAGTCTCGAAAAAGAAGAATTAGAAAAATTTTTATTAAATTATTCCGGTAAATTAATTAAAGGTACTGTTGATTATGTTGAAGAGGTAAAGCAATTTATAACATCTGCACCTGATTCAAAAGACGTCGATGCTTTAAGTAAACTGGTAGGTGCATCAGCATCTGCTATAGAAAGTCTTAATAAAATTCTCTTACAAGATAAAGCTAATGAAGCTAAAATCCAAGTTAAACAAATGGATATTGAAAGTAAAAAAGAGCTACAAGATAATTCTAACGAACGTTTAGGTCTTTCAATTAATAGAGAAGAGTTACTTAAACAATTAGTAATGGATGCTAAGATTATAGAAGTGGAAGATTAATTCCCAGAAAAGGTTTTATTTATTGTAGTGGTTGAGTAGATATTATTACTAAACATATCTAATACATTCTCAACACCTTCTATATTATTTTGATAATTTATAAGATATGCTTTATTACCTTTTTGTTCTCTTATATTTAAATTTTTATAAAAGGTAATAAGGTCACCTAAATTTTCACCAAATACTTCGAATATTTTTTCAGTTTTTAGATTAGTTAATTTATCTCTCGTCACGTTATCGAAATTATCATATACTAAATTTAAACCATGTGGTGTATTTGATATATTTTCTGTACCATAACCAGCAATATTTCTAAGACTTCTTTTCAATATTGCGTCATTTTTAAGGGACATCTTTTTAAAATTCTTTATTAAATTTTTACTCACCTTGTTAATCATTACCGGTGGGATTGTTGCAGGGGGGCCAAATGATTCTAATTGATAGTATAAATCGTATATCGGTGTATTAGTTAAACCTAAATTATGATTAAATTCTAATGTCATACCTATATCGTCAGAATAATTAGAGAATATACTTTCATCAATATTTTCTACCTGTTTAAGAATTACTACCTTAAAAAGATATAATAGATTTTGGTATTTTTCATTTAAATATAGTTTAAAATTATTTGGTATTTCTACGTCATTTATTTTTAATTTTTTATTATTTAAATTAACATACTTTTGAGTAAGGTTCTTTACAACATTGTCTGAACTTTTTGTTTCATCCAGTTCAATAAAAAAGTTAATAATATCCAAAGATACACCTTCAAACACTTCCATTAACTCTTGACTACTTTCATAGAATTCAATACTACCATTAATAACGGTATCAGAAAGTTCTGGTAAAATATTTTTCTTGTAAAATGGCATTAGTCTAAATCCTCGTTAAATGATAAGTTGTCAAAGTAATATGTTTTAACAGCATATATTTTATTAATATACATGTCATCTTTTATAAAAGTATGTTCAACATTAATTATGAAATAAGTACCGAGAAATCTATCATCAAATTTATTTTTAGGGTCTAAACTGTCTCTATCGATTGATATAAATTTACCTGCTCGTCTAAACATTTGACCTTTTAATTGAACTTCTATACCTAGATTAGTAATAATAGAGCTTTTTAGCAATTTATTTAACCCCATTGATAAAGTTATATTATCATTACCACCGTAAAGATTGTATATATTCTCATAATTATAATTTAATTTCTTTAAATTAGTCGTTATCTGTGATGGGAAAGGGCTTCTCTCTCCTTTCATATTTTGAACATAATAATCATTAAATTTTTCTTTTGCATTAATAATATTACTTTCTTTTTGCATTAAATTGAACGTTTTATTTTCAAAATTATATTCATGCACTATTTTTGTATTAATCTTTTCGTTTAATACATCGAAACTAGTATTAAAAAATCTAACATTTAGAGCTTGGCTCTTTTCATTAAATTCAGGTACATTTTTAGGATTTTTACCACCAGCTTTATTAACTTTTAAATTACCAGCCCCACTTATATTAATTTTTTCAATTAAAAAGGGACCACCTTCATCTGTGTCTTTATCGTAGGCTCTATCGAAAAAACTTTTCGCGTTTATTAAAGTATATTTACCAGTAAAATAATCTTTTTTAAGAATACTAAAATCTTTACTTTCTAAATTACTGTTATGTAAATTGTAAATATATTTTAAATCATCAATAGCTTTTTTATACGCATTACTATTATAATTAATTACTGAATTACCGTTTTCAAAATCAATGTAATTTATATCACCTGTTGAGGATTGTGAGGACCTATTGATATAAAAAATATCATCATCATTTTGAACTAGAGCAAACTTAAGTAATTCTCTCATCATTATACCTGTATTATTCGCTCTTTCATTGTTATCTAAATTGAATAGTGGTACACCTGATAATGAATTATTTTTCGAAAATTGTATTGTGTTGATGGAGTTGAAATCAATATTTTTTTCTTTTAATTTTCTTTCATCTAAATCATATAATTTTAATCTTTTATATGTAACACCCTCTATAACTACATCAGTATCTTCAATAACTGTAAAAAGATTTCTTAATGAAAATACTTGATTATATTCTTTTGATTCTTCTAGTTTATACTCTTTCTTAGTATTTTTTAATGGTATTATTTCTAAAAATAATACATCTCTACCATCGCCTCTAAAAGTAAAACCATTTTGAGTATTCAATGATGTGGGGGTTGTTCTTTCAATAGCGTTATTATCGTTATATAAAGTAATCTCTGCCTTTAGAAATGGGTCAAAAAGGTCATCAGTTAAAGATATATTATATAAAGAACCTTTACTTAAATCTAATCTATCGCCATCTGGGTTAACTAACGCAGCACGAATATAGTAAAACTGATTATCAATTTTATTCGAATGTACCATAGCTTCGGCCCCATTTAAATTATTCTTTATGTAATCTCTTCTCATTACAATTGTATTTCAATTGAATCTAATATTTGTTCAACATATTCCGGTTTTAATAATCTTATCTTTTTACCGTCAGGAAGACCTTTAATAGGGTTAGTTATGTTATTTATAATTAAAATTAACCACCATAAATCTATAGTACCATATGCGTTGTATGATAAGGTTGTGAATGGTGTACCTTTTGGTAAGATTACATGATAAAAAAGTCTTTCATCTAAGCTATCAGGTATAGCTACTTTTTTTACAATATTATAATAAAAAAAGTTTTTATCACCAGTATTAAATATTCTGAAAATATTTTCATATCTAGTTAATTCTAAGTTTTTTAACTCTATTATATTATTTTGATAATTACCATCCATTATATAACTCCTTTCTCCCTAACTCTGATTATTGGATCACCTAAACTTCTAATTAAAAAGTTTTTAGTTTCTTTGTTCAAACCACTAAAAGATATTTTAACATTGTAAGCATCGGGTATAACAGTATTAATATTAGTGCGGTCTTTTAATACTTCATTTTCACCTACATCACCAAAACTTGGTATATCTATACCCATCGTTCTTCTATTACCAATAAAATCTACCTGTATCTGTGTTATATAACTATAAGGCATATAAGCCATCCCTTCTATATAGAATTCATATATAACCGGTAATTCTAATAAATTTCTATTAATCCGTCCAGGTTTGTTTTGATAAATTAAACCAAATAAGAATTGCCAATTTCTTTTTATATCTTCATAGCTACCAGTATTTAATAATGGAAAAGTAATGTCGAAATTTCTACCTTCTTGACCGAATTGATATTGTTTACTCTGTTCAACATAAACACCTGGTTTATCCATAAAAGCTATACCTCTTACCGCATCAAAACCTTTTGATAATGTTTCTGATATATTACTTAAACCTAATAATTTCTGTGAATCTTCTGAAAAAACATTATCTGCACCAAGATAATTGTCACTTAAATATGGTAAATAATATTTAAATCCTGTATCTTCAGTATAATATAACCCGTTATATGGTTTAAGAATATTATCTTTAAAGTTACCTTGATCTAGAAAACCGGAGGCCATTTCTCTATATTTTTCAACCTGTGTACCGAACTTATCTGCGCTATCTACTAAACCCTTTTTTATACCAGGGAATGAAACTCCAGCTGCTGATAAAGTATCATATACATTTAGCTCGTTTGCACCAATTTGTATATTACCTGATTTAACTCTATCAGCTCCAGTTTCTAATACATCTGCTCCTGCTAATACACTATAGAAAAAGTTAGCTAATGTTGAATTAGTTAAAAGTCTTTTTTCTTTTATATATACCGATGGTACGTCTAGACGTGAAGATTTAGGACTTTTAGTCCATGGAAAATCGGACACAACATCAATAGGATCTGTAGATTGATTGTTTATCTTACTATAAATTCTACCATCACCAGTATATGAAAATGGGTCAATTGTATTTGCCTCACCTCTAGTTAAAATAGGTAGAATTTTATTTTCGTCGAACGTAAAACTGTATAAATCAGGCATTATATATATTTATTGCTAGTGGAAAACTATGGTAAAATTACACCATCTGTAACTGTCTAAACATGTCTCCTGATTGATTATAGTTTTTATTGCTATTTGATTGGTTATTACTACCTGGAATTGTTACTGCACCTGTTTTTTGTAGTATTTCTTTAAGTAATGAGTTCTGTTCTTGCATTAATTTTAAGCTATCTATTTCAACGTCTATCAAACTACTCAACATTTTTGGTGTTTTATTTAACGCTTCTCCTAAAGGTCCCCCATCTTTCATTGCGTATATCGTATCTTCTCTATCAGGTTTAATGACTTTACCTGCTTTCGTTATAATACCATCTTCTATATTTTCAACGGGTCCACTCATACCCATTTTACTGTTAAATAATGGTGTATTCAACACAAAATCGCCAACATTCGATACTTTATCTCCCATTGCACCTGCGAGTTTATCAGCAACAAATCTACCACCTACATCTCCTAAAATACCACCAATAACTGCACCTAACGGAGCTGCTAATCCGAACGATAACCCTCCCATCATAGTTGCTAGTAAAGTAGCACCACCTGCACCTCCTAATAAACCACCTAAAGCTTTAAAAGTTCTATTACCTACAGTAGTATCTAATTCTTCTTTACTAATTTTACCTTCTTGAAAATCACTTAATGATTCGTTAATGTCTTTATAGGTAAAAACTGATTCAATAACAGGAGCTAATAACGGGCTTTTTGCAATGGCTCCAAGAACTTGCTTAATTTTAAGAAGTTTCATAAAATCGAGAAACTTCTTTAAAATTTTATCTTTAGTAAATTTACCAACTTTTGAAGCAGTATCACCGACTGCAGTAGCGCCAGCTTTTAATAAAGAACCAGCTTGAGTAGCTTTTTGACCAACAAATTGTGTTGTTTTTTGAGCTGTATCTTTTAAAAATCCACCTGCTTTAGAAAAAAATCCCGGTTTAGGTGCAGTCTTAGATGTCGTACCTCTCAACGACCCACGTGCAACATCGTCTGCAGCGTTTGTTGTCGCTGTTACTACCTTACTAGCTACATTTTTGGCACTTGAAATTACTCTAGCCGTCCCTTTAGCTAATTCATCACCAAAACTACCTAGTCTTTTACCAATATCATCCATGGCATTTTTAATACCATCTTTAGCTTTGGTAACCCACTGGCTTGTCTTAGCCGTGATGTTACTGACTAAACTACCTACCCTTTTACCGACATCATCTGCAAATGTGCCTAGTCTTTTACCAATATCATCTATTAATCCTTTTGCTTTACTTGCAAATTTTGTAACTCTACCTAAAGCATTTTGAAACCCCTGCACTAAACCTGTGAAACCATCACCGTCGAATAAAAACTTTAATGCAAGAGCAGCTGCTCCAGCTAGACCTAATAGTTTTAATAAATTATTATTTTTATTCTTTTCTTTTTCAGTTCGTTGCTTTTCTTTTTCAGCGTCCCCACCTAACTTTGCTAAATCTTTCTCAGCTTTAGGACCAAAATCTGTAACTATAACTGGATCTGCTTGTTTTACTAATTCTTCTTTACCTCTACCGGTACTTGAACTAATATTATCTACACGGTCAGATAGTTTCTTTAGCATGCTGCTCGTATCTGCAGATACTTTGGTAAGTAGAGATATAGCTTCTAAGACTGTAACATCGGCCATGTAAATATTTAATTACATTACTAAATTACAAATAAGTCTGGTGTCAATAATAATTTCTCTTGGCTACTCGGTACTGTTATAAATTCCTCTTCATAACTTCTTACCTTTTCAATAAACTTAATAACCGGGCTAAGGGTTGAAAGATTTATTTTCTTTAAAAGTTGTAAGTTCTTAAAATCCTTTTTAATTTTAACTTCTTCACCATCTTCAAATTGTATTGAATCGACAAATTTTAAGATTTCATATAAGTAAATATCACTTACTAAATTACTTGATGATGGGTTATCTTTTATTTTTTTAGATAAAATCTTATTTACACTAGTATCATCAGCTAACGATGGTACCGATACTTTAAATGTAAACCTGTCTTCTACTATAACTTCGTTGAAATCAATAACTTTAATATCTTTATTACGCTCCAAAATCTTCGATAAATCAATAATTTCATCATCTTGATCAACTTCGTTTGAAATTTCTTTTCTAAAAGAAATGATAATATTTGCCCTATCGATAGAGGTCATTTTTTCATATAAATTGCTATCGGTATTTTGTTTAATAATATTGTTAAAGCTCGTATTAAACTTAATAATAAGATATATTGGGTTGGCTTGTAAAAGATATATATCAGATATCGAATCTAAAATAACACTTTGTTGATCCACTGTCAAAGATTTTAATTCAATATCATTTTGTAATGTAGGTGAATAAGCAATTATATTCTTTTTATTTGACTCTATCTGTTTTAACAGGGAATTAAAATTATCATCCATACCGTTATTTATAAAGTAAGACCAGTATTACCACTATCTTGTTTTTTACTTTCTTGCTTTTCTTTAATGAATTTATTAAGAAAAATTCTTAATTCAGGTAAACCGTACATGTTAAAAACTAATGGGCTATATTTTAAATGAGTCATTAAACTATATTCTATATCGTACATCTCACTAAGATCAGTTTCAAACAAACTTTTCAAAAAAATCAATAAATTTGGATCATATAAATTAATTTCATTTTTATCCATATATTTTAAATGGAAATTAGATAGATATTCATTAAATTTTTCAGTTAATTCTTTTGTTTCAAAACCTATTAAATTTTGCAATATTATTTCTTTTTGTTTGTATGTGAATTCTTCTACAATTTTAACATCATCATTTATTTCAAAACTATAAAAATTATCTATTAAACATTCATACTTACTTGTATAATAAATCTTTTTTGGTGTATCGAATATTAATGTTTCATATTTAAATTTTTCCTTTTTATAACTTATACTATCTGTTATTTGATTTATGTCAAATAAAAACATTTTACCATCTAATTCAAATTGTATTTCTTCACCTAAGGTAATACTTCTCAATAATAATAATATTTTTATTTTATCACCTATATGTAATGGTCGATCACTACTGACCTGTTTATCTATTAGTTCTTCAAATACACTCCCTACCTCTGCGTCATTAGCTGACATTATATTCTTAATAAGATTTTTATATTCAAAATAACTTAATTCTGTTATTTTATAATCATCAAGACTATATGAGTTCATTAAAAAATAGGGTTAATAGCTTTTAACATCTCAGATACACTAAGATATAAATTACTACTTACTTCATAATTATCAAATGTCCAGGTTGTGTTGAAATTTTTGACATCTTCTGTTTCTTGATAACCATAATCTCTATTTGAAATAGATGTTGGTACACAGTTAAAAAATCTCCACGTTTTTCTGGGTATTTGAGATAAACCCTCTTTACTTCTCGTATATTGCACTACTGTAAGATTAGTTTTAGGATTTTTTAATGCTTCAGAAGGATCATTAGGGTTTCTTGCTACTAACCCGTAATGACCTGCCATTATCACCCATGGTCTTAAAACAAAATCTACAAATGATGTGTTTGTTTCTCTTAAACTTAAATTAAATTTACCAAAATCGTCTCTATTTTGCATAACCGAGCCAGGTATAAATCCCCTATTATTCGGTATAGTAGCTTTATTAGATTGAACAATATCATCGGGTATACTGAATTGATTAGCAAAAATGCAACCTATTAAACCTTGATTTTTGAAATTAGTAGTAGTTTCCTTAGCTAAATTAATATCAAAACCGGTAGAATGTACTATGGGTTCTAAGTTCTGTAAAACTTCTGTTGAAAGACCTTGAGGAAAATTATCAATTAAAACGATAAATTGAGTATTAAGAGGTATAGAAGTGTTCCATTGACTTAAACTACGTAAAAAAGAATCTCTAAAACTAACTAAAGGTGAACCTGGTAAATTAGTACCTAATAAAGATAAACCTGGTTGAGCTAATGTACCACCGATTAACGAGTTAACCGGGTTTGTCACTCCTCTCAAAGCATTATTAACTGAATTTAGTATTTTAGTAGGCATTTATATATATTTATACACAAAAAAGCTCTCACGAAGAGAGCTTTTAGGACCATAAAAGGGGTTTTAATTAAGATGTTTGTCTAAAATAGTGATAAGTTACAGTAACTTCAAAATCTTGCACCGTCCCATCGGAAGTTACATCGTAAGTTAATTCACCTACATTTTGAATAGCAACCCCAACTAATTGGAATTGCGCAACTCTATCAAGTTCTTTGTCAAGTAAAGCTAAATCAATGACACTATCAGCAGTAGGCATGAAATAATTACCAGTGCTATCAGCATCATTAAAGGTGTCATTCATTACTTGCAAGAATCTATTTCTTAAATCATAACTTTCATCGCATCTAAATGTAATTGTATACCCATCACTTCCAGTATATTTTGCAACACCAGGAACGTTAAAATTAAGACCCATATATGGTAATGCTTGTGATGTAATTTCTTTACCAGGTAAACTAGCTGTCTTCGCGTAAACTAAATCATCTTCATCAAAACTGATAGTTGTACCTTCCCCGAAGCTAATATTAAGTACTCTAAAAAGATTATCTCTTGCAAAATCTTTTGTTTGAGCTTGTGTATAAAAATTTTGAATTGTTTGTCTTGTTTGTGCCATGGTTATTAATATTTATTCATTTTAACTAATTTTAATCAGTCAGCTAATAATAATTTATATGTAGTACCACCTATAACAATATTGACATACTTTGTCTGAGTCACTGCAGCTGTGGTAACAGTGCCGGAAAAACCTGATAATGTTCGAATATTACCAATAGTTGCAGTATTGGTATTGATTTGACTAGGTACGTTGACACCATTTACAGTTAAACCAGCAAATACCGGTGAATCAGTAGTTTCGAGACCTAAATCTACAGAGGTTATTGTATCATCACTTGCAGTAAGAGAGAGTGTACCTTGAGACGTGCTTTCAGCTTTAGTAAAAGAATCTCCTATATCGTCATCAAAATTTTTGACAACTCCGCTTATTTCTTGAACATTAGATGATAGTATGTTTACATCAGTTTGATTTGCTTTACTATTAACTTCATTAGATAACGTGTTAAAATTACTGTCAATTTCACCACTTAGATATACTATATCTGCTGCTACAGAAACTGCACCACCATCAAGTGCTGCTATATTAACAGTATTATTATCAATACTACCAGAAAGATAATCCACATTTAATGTATTTTGCGAACTGTAAGCTGATAAAGCGTTAAAACTATCACCTGCTAAAAGACTATATGGGATTTTCTTGGATGTATCTGTTTGTACATCTACTATATATAGTAAATCGGTATTATCAAAAGTAATTGGTGATAAAGTGGGTAATTCTGTTAATTTTCTATTAGCCATAATTTTATGTTACAGATTGAAGTACTCCGCTTAAAAATGTTAATGTCGTTGAACCAATTACAATACTATTTGTAATACCTGGTCTTATTAACCCTTCAATTGAAGGTAATCTTTGATCAATGACTTCAGAACTATCAATATTTAAATTTTTAACATTTCCAGATAATTCTGATACATTAGAACTTAATATGTTTGTATCAGTTTTAAATGCAAATGTTGATATATTACCAGTAAATGATGATACATTTTCTAAAGTACCGCTTATTTCTAAGACTCTTGAATCAAGATCAGTTATATTATCACCTACAAGATTAGAAAATGTTATTTTATTAGATGTACCTGCAATTGAGTTTACAATATACAATATATCATTGTTACCTGCAACCGTAATTGAGTTTAAATTTGATACTTTTGTATCCGCCATGTAATTATTTAATTAAATGACTTTGTTATTAAACTAATTCGTTGAAATCTGTACCTGTTTTTGTTGCGTAGAAATTAACTAATATAAACTCTGCAGCTCTTGTTGGCTTCAAGTATATATCCACTCTCAATTCATTTGCATCAATGATATCAGGTGTATTGTTTCTCTCATCGCAAATAATTAGGTAATCATATAAACCTTCTGTATTTTTAACATTTTCAAAAATTGGTGTTAAAGTATTTACAACTCTTGTTCTTGTTAACAATGTATTTGGTTCGAATATAAAGTTTCTAACTGTATTCTTAGTTGCTTTTTCAAGATATAAGAATAAACGTCTTACATTAATTCTATCAAATGCACTTGGTAACTTTTGCAATGTTTTTTGACCGAATACAACTGGACCTTCAACTGGGAATGATGTAATTGGATTAACTGAAATCTTATATAACTGATCTCTTTGTTTTTGTGTCGGTGTTAATGCTAAACCTGTTGCCCCGATTAATCTACCTCTTGTAAATCCGGCTGGTGCAAACCATGGATCGAAATTAGCATCTGTATTAGCCATTGTAGATGCAAGATAACCAGATGATGGGGTATATGATAAACCTCCGTAAACAGTGTCTGTACTCTGTATCCATTGACCGTAAGTAGCTGCGTAACTTGTATTTACCTGTGAACTAAATGCCTTAATTGGATTTAACACATCACGTGAGAAATTCTTATCACTATCTTGCAAAGTTAAGAAATTTTCACCTGATACGAAAATTGATCTCGGTAAGTCAGCAATGAAAATATGATCTTTTCTTCTAAATTCAGCAAATGTTGTGAATCTAGTTATAACATCATTCCAATAACCTCTATAATCGATACTATCACTTTGTAATGAAGTATTATCTACTCTAGTTGCTCTAAAGCCATCAATTGCTGAAACAGCTGCTATATCATCATATGTATCAGTACCTAATGCTTGTGCAGTTGAATATATTGTTGATAAACCACCATCGACTGTAATGTCGATATCAAATCTTTCTGAATTTTCTACAGTGTCTAATAATCTATCGATTTTTCGAGGTACATCACCAATTACTTTATTACTAAGTATTGTTGACGAATATGAACCAAGTGCAAATAAGCTATCAGCTGTACCAGGTAAGTTGTTACCAGCACTTTCAACTACCGTTTTAAGAGCAGCTTGTGTATTGATAGTTCCACCAAATGCTGTAGAAAGCGTTGGCCAATTACTATTTAACTCATCTTGCACCTTAGTTGTTATAAATCTTACTTTTGTACGAGGAATGCCATCTGCATTTAAATATGTCGAAGCTGTCCTATTACTTAGGAAATCATTAATTAAAATATCCATCGTAGGTAATTGATCTTCCGTTTCAACTCTGAATGGAATTGGTTCACCACCTAATGGGTCATTAATTTTTCTATGATAATCAGTTGAACCGACAACTGTTTCTTGAAGATTTAACGATAACTTAATAGTATTATTCGTGGTAGGTGTTGTTCTAAGTCTGAATAACCCGATAGATAACGTATCATCGAATTGGTTCGATGAGATATCAAAATCAGTTAAGTTTTCCATTTGTTCTGATATACTACCATCAGAATAACCGAATGTATTAGTATTATTATCAGATTTAGATGAAAGTAAATTTTCAAGTCTAGTTGACGGTAAATCAATAAAACTTTCAACTGATAAATTGTTTTCAGTACCGCTATTAGCTTCGGTAAGTGTTTTAATATTGAGAATACCGTCAAAATCTGTCGCAGGGTTTAAATTAGTATTGTCAATTGCTCCTAAATAAAAACCTTGGAAAGATTGGTCAATAGTGGTCTGTGCTTTATTAATAACAAGTATAGCTGCTTTACCTAAATCCGCCAATGTGCTGAAATTATCTGCTGTCTCATCTAACCATTCGAAACCATTTCTCTGTTGAATTCTAAAATATGTTTCTTGACTTATTGTGTAGTGTTTTGGTTCACCAATTAATACTGTTCGTGTACTTGATAACGCACCACTATTACTAAAAGTATTAAGTTGTGTTACGGACGATGCACTATCATCAATTGAAACTGCAGATGCAGGGTACGCTAAAACACTATAATTATTACCAAATCCTATACCTCTATCTGTACCATAAGGCATTCTATAAACGAAAACATTTGCAGGGCTGTTAAATAACGCTCTAGCTGTATTTGATAAGTATAATTCTGCAGGAACTGTAGGATCACCGTAAATATCAACAAATTCACTTTGTGAAGTTACTTGAATTACCTCATCAGTAGGTCCTCTATCACTGAATCCAGTTATTAATACGTTAGTACCAGCTGGTACTACAGGTCTTATAGATTGATCGATTTCTCTAATTTCTACACCGGGAGATTGTATTGTACGTGCCATATACTATTATTTATGGTATCCCAGGTAAAAAATTATACCAATTCCACTAATAACTGAGAGAATGCAAATTCAAAAGTAGTTTCGATCTCATCAGCATTTCGGTAACTAAAGTCGATCCCACCTAAATTCACGGGAAACGCATTTGTGTATACAAATTTAACTTTATTTTTATCAAATTCATCTAACGCGTATAAAGTTATATCGGTTTGATATAAATCGGGTGAAGTTAACGTTTTATTTTGATTTCTTTCTTTAGGAGATACGTTAGGTGTCTTAAAAATATCTTTACCGTTAAAATGAGATTCCTTTTCATCGTTTAAAAGGTCAAGCCATTTATAAATTACCCAATAATTATTAAATTCATTATCAATGGTAAAATTTACAGTAACATTTTCATAAGCTGGTCTTGTATGTTTTGAAACTTTAAATGACTGACCTGCATATCCAAGATTTTCTTCCGGTATTCGTATTGAAGGTACAACTGAACCGTAAACTGAAAATTGTAAGCTATTTTCAATGATTACTGTATTTTCTCTTGCACCGAGATATTGCTCACTTATATCTTTTAATATAGGGGGTAAATTTAAAACAAGTAAAAACTTATCTGATCTACTTTTATTGAATTGGGATTGATTTATTGTTGCCATACTTTAAAGCCTTGCATTTGTAATTGATCTATTTCACTATTAGTATTAGAAGCGTTGCCTATAATAACCGGTAATGTATTTTGATACCCTTGTTTTTCATTGGTATATAAAGAAGTCGGGTTCATAAAGTATTTAATGCCATAATCCATTTGCTGTAACTCTAAAGGTCTATTATTTGTATCCTTTTTCGTTACCTCAAAATACGTTTCTACTATATCATTATCAAGTATGATTAAGTTCCACATTAGTGAGGTGACTAAATCATCGTGATGTCCCTTCTTTGCATTCCATGTACCGTTCGCTGCTTTTACATAGTTTCTCAACTCTTTAACTGTTCTTTTATCATTTATCTGAACCGATTCAAGTTCATTAATCCAATACCGCATATTGGTAACAGCTTTATATTTTGTATTTGTATGTGATATAATACCTAATTGCTGTTTTTTCTTATTAGCTAATGAACCACCCCACGATACTATATTTTCATAATCGTGGGTATTTTTAAGTATATCAACTACTTGACCTCCGCTATTATTTCTCTCAACGCAAACTAGAGGATTACCCCAATGTTGTAAAATTTCGTAAACTTTTTCAGTAAAATTATAAGGTGATATTTCATTGTTATGGTATACTGCAACTTGTTGAATGTTGGTTAAATCGGTATAATCTAATATTTGAACTACTGACGCATCTTTACCTAACCCTTCAGCAGTATCGACGCTTGCTATATATATACCATCTTCTTTAGGTTCGTCCCATAAAAGATATTTACCATTATCGAATACAAATTTCGGTTCAACAGTTTTACTATTTAACTTTTCAAATAGTTCATTATTAACCGAACTCTCACCGCTAGAAATGAACTCACAATTAAATTCTTGTTCAAATGCTTCTCTACTACCAATACTATTAATAGTTTGTTGTCTCCATTTATCGTCTCTACCTGGTATTTCATTCCATAAAATTTTATCGCAAGCCCAATCATTTTCACCATTTTCAGCCCCTGAATATAGCTTATAAAAAAGATTATCAGTACCATTAGCTGTTGATGCTATAAAAATTTTAGATTTTTTAGATGATGAAACGATAGGGTAAACAGATTTCCAGAAGTCATCAACCAGATGCGGTTCAATGAAAGCAAGCTCATCAAGAATTAAACAGTTTACAGATTGACCACGAGCTGCAGTACCAGTTGTTGTAGATATACCAATCCTTGTGCCATTTGCTAATACAATAGACGTTTTACCATATTCCTTTACACCAGGTTTTAACCAGTTAGGTAACTCCTCATACGCTAGTCTAATTCTACTCATGATTTCTAATGCAGTGCCTTCTTTATTAGCTACAATAAGAATACGTTGATCATCATTGAAACATGCAACCCATAGAGCGTAGATAGTCATCATAGTTGTTTTACCAATTTGTCGACTTGCTAGTAATATAAAGAAACGATTATCTCTCATCTTACGAAGTGCTCTTTTTTGACAGTAATGAAGGTCAATAGTCTTTTTACCTTCATCTAAAGATATGATATAAAAGAACTTTTCAGCAAAGTGTAAAATGTTTTTTTGACATTTTTTTAAGTCTTTCACCATAGTTGGTGTATATTCAAACTCTGCACCAGTCGTGGGCAGATTTGGATTATTCATATAGTTTTGTTTATTTTTAATCATTTCACTATAAATATTTACATGACTCGAGTAAATACTCTAACCGAAATATGGAATACATATAATAAAAATATTCTATCTGAAAATGTACCAGGTGAAAAAGCAGCTAAGTTTGGTACCAAACCTGGTAAAAAACCTGTCATTGCTAATGACGTTAAAAAAGGTTTTAAAGATGATAAATCATCAGGACCAAAAAATGCAGATGGTTTTCATGAACCTATCGACCCTAAAACCGCTAAGAAAGAAGATGAGTTATATAATAGTGCTGATTATTCTTCCGAGAAATATACTAAAAAAGATAAAAAAATAGAGAAAAAGGTAAAAGAGAGTATAAATAATTACATGAAATCTACTTTTGATAAACTATTTGAAAACGTGATGGGTGAAGAAATGAACCCTGATCAAGAAACACAGGAATTAGACGCACTCGGTATTGATACTGAAGTTGAAGAAACAGGTGAGGGTGATGTAACAGTTACTCTTGATCGTGAGATGGCTAAATCACTTTGCGATTTATTACAAGCAGCAATGGGTGAAGAAGATGAAGACGGTGATGATGAAGAAGATTACGAAGGTGAAGAAGGATTTAATTCTTTCGACGAAGCTGAAGAAGATGAAGATGAAGATGAAGATGAAACGGTTGACGAAGCAACAGAGCTTAAAGCAGTTCCAGATTCAGCAGGACACGGTTTAACATCGACTGGTAATAATAAAGTTGGTAAAATTAAACCAAAAAGTAAAAAAGCTTCTGGTTCAACTAAAAAATATGAAGAAGGTGAACCAAAAGAATTAGGTGATAAGAAAGCACATTTACAAAGTAAAAAAAATAAAGTTACTTTAAATCAAGGTCAAGATTTCATCCAGTAAAATAAAATTATAATTTAAATAGCACAATCATTAATTTGGTTGTGCTTTTTTTTGCTTAAATATAAATATGGACCCGTTTTCTACTTTTTTTACCAATCATAGACATAGAAGAGCAATACCCGGTGCTGGTGACCCAAGATATATGAGAAAGCATCAAAATATAGTTCCTGATTATGTTAAAACTGACCCCACAAAAAACCCTAAAATAGAATTAATAAGGCAAAAAAGAGGTAAACAAATATGTGATAATAATACTCTTAATTATATAAGAAAAGAATATAACGTTATACCTTTTAAAGGTGAAGTTAAAAAATTAGGAAGTACAGGTATCAAACTATATTTCGATAATAAACTAAATAAATTTGTAATAGAAAATGAGCCAACCAAATTATAATAATGAGTACCCCGGTTTAGTGCAAACTGATGAAACCTGTTACAGATTTACTGATAAAGCTATACAGTCAAGTGAACGTGTACTATTTTCTAATTGGTGGAGAGAACAATTAAATCAATTTGGGGTGAAGGTAAATTATTTTGTTAACACGTATAATGTATTAAGTGCTGATAATTTTTATGGTGAACAAACTACAAAAACATTTGCAAATCCAAGACAAATAGTATTAGCTGTAACGTTAAATGAAAATGCTATTACTCTTTCACAGTTTGGATTTGAAAGTGATGATGAAATAACAGCTTACATACATATAGATTCTTTTTATAATGATTTTTATACTTTAAGTTCTGTTTATGATACACAATATAATGTTGTGGAACCAAAAGCAGGTGACGTTTTTGAATTAACTGAATATGGTGATGATAGACCTAATAATAGACAATCAAAATATTTCGAGATAACGCAGAAATTAGACCAAGATATATCTCAAATAAACACCTTGCAAGGTCATTATGTATTTTTAATAAAAGCTAAGCGTCTAGATTATAGCTTTGAACCAAATCTACCGGTAGAGTCTAGTATAGATCGCTCTAAAATATTGGGTAATGAGGATTTTAACGGTCTAGGGACAGAAACATGTGAAACAATCGGTCTTGAAGATATAACTGTTTCTGGTGATTATCAAGTATATGAAGATTCATTTGCTGGAAGATTATCGGGAGGCGAAAATGAGCAAAGTCAAACTAAGAAAGATGGTTACGATGAATATAACATCGATGGTGTCAGTAAGACAGATGTATTTGATATGTCAAGAAATGATACCGATGTCTATGGTGATTACTATTAAAAAATAATAGTTGTTAACCAATCATCAGCCTCTTTAATCGATTTAAAATTTATTTCTTTTAGATTACCATCTACGTTAAATACATACGTAACATATTCATTATCAGGCAATATTTTTACATCCTGAAGTATATAAATTTTATTATATGTGAATAATTTAGTATTACTTTTAGTTCTATTTATAAACTTCGTCCCAGGGATAAATTGCATCAGTATCTACTCCTTTCAAATATAATTGAATATCATGTTTCATATCTAGGTAACGTTCATCTACATATTTTTGGAATGCGGTAGGTTTGATCCAAGCTGAACTACGTTCTGTATCATAACCAATTCTTTCAGCCCTACTACAAGCTACATTAACACCTTCATATAAACATGCAAATCTTGCAACAAAATCTATACCATACTCTTGAATAATATCATCAGTCTTTTTTATCATATATAGATTGTATCACAGTTCCTATTAAAAAATAAATTAATCTATCTTCATCTATACTGTATAAATTTATAATTTCTTTTATATTATATAAATTAGAAGAAAGAATCTTTTTATTTAAATTAAAAAAAGAATTATCTAAATCTTTATTATTTTTTGATTCTATTTTAGAGATTTCCTCTTCAAGTAGTTTAAAAAAAGTTTCAAAAGATTTAAGTTTTTTATTTTTCTGATAAACTCTCCCCGATAGTATTTGTTTCTCCTTTACATTATCATCTTGTTTAAAAAAGTTGATAATATCCTCTGACGCAATTTCTTTTTTTATTTCAGGTCTATCGAAGCCATTTGGTACTTCTTTAATAATTTTATTAAATTTTTCCATTATCAGCTATTATTGGCGTTGTAACCATTGCTGTACCTATATTAACAGCAGCTCTAATTTCATTTTTACATTCTTGACAACGATAAATCGTATCTTCTCCAATTGATAGTGTTACATTTTGTCTTGCACCGCAAGGACATGTAACTTCGATAGTATTATCAAATTCTAGTTTTTTTATTTCTGCGTTTACCTCTAAAGTTTTCTTTATAAGAAAATTTTCATAAACAGTGTTGAAGAAATAAAAGAATAATACTTGCAATATTGTAGCTAAAATAAACACTAACCAATCCTTGAATATTATACCAAACAAACCACTAACTAATAAAGTTAATGTTATTGACGTTAATAATTTTCTCATTACTTTATTTTACTAACCTTTTTTGTAATATCAACTAAATTACCTTTCATTTTAACAATATCTTTACCAATAGAATCTAAAGGTGTTTTATTTTTAATTACTTCGTTGGTATTTGCAATTTTTAAAAGCTCTTCTAAATTTTGTAGTGCAACGAAAGCACTAGATGCTACGTCGTCGAATTCATTTAATGGATAAGGTATATTTTCTGGTGCAATATCGGTTCGATTTTGTTTGCTCATAATATCCTGAACACTGGATGGCTGCGACGGATATTCGGTTTTCTGCCCGGATACATCTCTTGCAACGTCAGGCATCATCTCTTGACTCGGGTCTTCTTTTAATATTTTCACGAAGTCATTAAATTTTTTGTATGATTGCATATAAATATTTATAAATAATAGTATGAGCTTATACCAAAAACGATTTAAAAAGTTTTTATCTGAACAAGATGATGAAAATACCGAGTTAACAGATCAAGAAGCAATGGCTTCTACACTTGATGCTGAAACGTCTCCTGAAGATTTTGACGTAGATGCACCAGCTACAGGTGAAGATCCAATTAATACCCAATCAAAACAAATGTTTGAAGAATTAAACGGTTGGATTATAAAAATGGATGAGTTTTCTAATTACCTTAATGGTACAACAGATAGTATACAAACTTCATTAAATGCCGCGTCATCAGATACAATTTTTGACAGTATCTCAAATGCAGAAACTAAAAAAATTGCTAGAGTAGCAATGGAAGTCTCATCACTCAGTGAAATTCTTAAAGGTTATTTAGCAGGTGCTAACGATCCAAAGTATAAATTTAATTAACTTTAACTAACTTTTATAAATAATAATATGAAAAGTAAATTCGATACAATATTTGAAGCCTATATTAGCAATAAAACTCTTAATGAAAACTACGACGGGAAAGGTGCTGTAAATTTACTGGACCAACTTAAAGAAGAAGTACCAGAATTAGAAGACAAGATTAATCAAATACTTTCACAGGTATTCGATGTTGTCGATATATTAAATCAAGAGCCTTATGCGGATGACCCTGTATTGGGAAAAGCATACGGTTCACTTATAGACGATCATGTAAGGCCCATGGGTACGTTTAAAGAAGATAATGAAGATTTTGGTAATACTGACTATGACGTTGAAGAACCTTCTGTTTTCGAAAGACTTGAATCGCTTATGAGACGTCAGCCTAAACTTATAGGAGTTTTAAAGCCTATATTACTTGAATTTGAAGATGCATTAATGGAAATTGATAAAATAGATAATAATGATTTTGACCCTCAAGAGGTGTTTACCAGTCTTGCTAGACTTTACCCATTTTAATTAAATAATATTATGAAAACGGATCAAAACTTAATTTTTGAAGCTTATACTAAAACTAAAATTCTAGCTGAAAATGAATTAGACCCAGAAAGTGGTAGATTAGATGATGATTTAGTACCTGCTAAAACAGAAACAATCGGCGAATTTGATAATTTTATTGACGCTGCTACTAATTTTGCCGATTCAATTGACGATAAAGAGCTCGAGTTTCTCGTAAAAGGCTTAACGAAGGATAATTTAGGTTCGTTTTTAGGTGTTATACGCGACGAGTACGGGTATCGTGGTCAGATCAATTAATATAACTAACTATTTTTAATCTCAGTTAATAATAATTTAGCTTTAAGACCTGAATGAGTATTTTTTAATATAAATTCAGGTTTTATTTTGTATTTATCACCAGCTACGCATATATCATTAAAGTCTTTAAACTGCTTTAATTCTTTAGGCCATATAAAAACTTTTTCATTATTATCAGCCAATATAATACTTTTACTTAAAGCTGCTTTATCACAGTATTGGTTATCTAATACATAAATTTTTTCATATAAGTTTAGTTTATTGATCTGTTGTAATTGTAATGTTGTAAACATTTTGTTACTCTTTTCAGTAATACCGCAAGTAGCTAAACCGTTTTCAACAAAATAACTATCAATCGGACCTTCAAATATAA